GCTTGACATTGTAAGGAATTAATATATAATCCCATACATAGAAAGGATAATTATGAAAATAAAATACAAAGGCAAAGACTACGTAATACCAAAACCATTTGACCAATGTTTCTTTGGTAAAGATCCAACAAAAGAGATGACTATTTTTAATCGTTTCAGTGATGAAACATTTAGTCAATCTGCAAAGCTTCCGGCGTTCGCTGTTGCTATTTATGATACAGTGATTGGAGCAGAGAGAACTGAAGACTGGAACTTATTCAACAAGGGTCGTGAATGGTTTCAAAAGAACTTCATAGATGAATATTATACCCTACTAGATTAACTCCCTTTCTAGTTAATGCCGCGAGCCTGTGGGCTCGCGGGCCCACCCACCCAATCACCTAGGCCGAGGGGTCCCAATCAAAACCGAAAAAGCTTGTAAACTATCGGGCCCACCCACCCTCTAGACAAAAAGGGGTCCCAGTGTATACCCTTTAGTGTTTGATTTAGAGATAGATTAGCTGTAAAATCAAAATGCAAAACAAAACAGAAGTGAAAAAAATTCTGCAAAAATTTTTATGAAACCAGATTTTATTGAGAAGCTGCCACCCGACGCACAGAAAGAATTCTTAAAACTAGCAATGAAGCTAGACGAAAAAACAAAAGAGGAAAAGGTTAACAAAGATTTCTTGGCCTTTGTTAAACATGTGTGGCCAGAGTTTATTGAAGGAAAACATCACAAAAAAATTTCTGAAAAATTTAATAAGCTTGCGAAAGGTGAGATCAAACGATTAATTATTAATATGCCACCAAGGCATACTAAGTCAGAGTTTGCATCTTTTCTACTTCCTGCATGGATGGTGGGTAAAAGACCAGACTTAAAAATAATTCAAACAACCCACACGACTGAACTCGCGATCCGCTTTGGACGTAAAGCTAAAACACTTATCGATAGCCCCGAATATCAGTCCGTGTTCAAAACACGGCTAAGAGAAGATTCGCAGGCCGCGGGTAAATGGGAGACTGAACAAGGTGGGGAATACTACGCAGCCGGAGTTGGCTCGGCAATCACGGGCCGTGGAGCGGATTTGCTAATCATTGATGACCCACATTCAGAACAAGACGCGCTGAACGTGCAAGCTTTAGAACGTGCATATGAATGGTATACGTCAGGTCCACGTCAGCGTTTACAACCCGGTGGAGCAATTGTCGTGGTCATGACAAGATGGAATATGAAAGATCTAACTGGAATGTTATTAAAAAATCAAAAAGAATTAAAATCAGATCAATGGGAGATTATAGAGTTCCCAGCGATCATGCCATCAGGTAAACCGGTGTGGCCGCAGTATTGGAAGTTAGACGAGTTAGAATCTGTCAAAGCATCATTGTCAGTTGGTAAATGGAACGCGCAATGGATGCAAAACCCAACGGCAGAAGAAGGGTCACTCATTAAGCGTGAATGGTGGCAAGTATGGGACAAAGGATATATCCCACCTTTGCAACATATCATTCAAAGTTATGATACCGCCTTTTTAAAAAAAGAAACATCGGATTACAGTGCGATAACGACATGGGGAGTCTTCTATCCAACACAAGATAGTCCAGCTAATTTAATACTATTAGATGCATTTAAGGAACGATTAGAGTTTCCTGATTTGAAGAAAGAGGCTTGGGAACAGTATCGATATTGGAATCCTGAGACGGTAATCGTGGAGGCAAAAGCTTCTGGAATGCCATTAACTTATGAGTTGAGAAAAATGGGGATACCTGTTATAAATTACACACCTAGCAAAGGCCAAGATAAACATGCTAGAGTAAACGCCGTAGCCCCGCTTTTTGAGTCGGGAATGATCTGGGCGCCTGACGAAAAGTTCGCAGATGAGGTAATAGAGGAGTGTGCATCATTTCCGTATGGAGATCATGACGATTTGGTGGACAGCACAACACAAGCAATAATGCGCTTTAGACAGGGAGGGTTCGTGGCGCATCCGGAGGATGAAAAAGAAGATTCGATGCCTCAAGTTGAAAGAACATATTACTGATGAGTAAAAAGAAGTTATTAGAATTCGGTCTTAAAGAAGCAGATGCTTTCCAAAAAAATTTTAAAATAATTTTTGACAGATTAGTCAGAGGTTACAAATCTATGATGGGTAAAGAACCTGAAGGTTTAGATTTGTTAAAAGTTAAAATGGAAGCAAGAGAAAAGGCTTTAGATACTACAAAAGTTGTAAACCAAAAAGGTTTAACACTAGATCCAGATAAACCAATTACAGGTGGTACACAAGAAGGTATACCAACTATCAAAACAAAATTCGATGAAGAGTTAGATGAATTTAATTTAACAAAAGATGACCCAATGGGTGACCTTGAGAAAATTGTAAAAGGTGAAGGAGACACAGGTTTACCAAAAGGACAAAGACCTTTTGGAGATAACATCAGAGATGCATACAGAGAAGCTGGACGTAGCAGAGAAGATGCATCAGAAATGATCGAAGCATTACAAAGTCCTGGTGCAAAATCTTCTTATCAGATTATGGAAGAAGCATTAGGTGTTAGATTATATGGTGATGAAACTTTTGAAGAGTTAATGAAAATTAAAGAAACAGGAGTTCATCCACGAGGCGAGCCACCAATTAAAAAAGCTATGGGTGGTCAAGTACCCGCAGCTCCATCACAACTTGTATCTGAGTCTGATATGATTTTAGGATACAGAGGCCCAGGTGGATATCAAGGTGGTGGTGGGAATAAATCCGGTGGTGGTGGAAACGTCGGCGGAGGCGGCGGTGGTCAAGATGCATCGCAATCTGATTTTAGTCCTTCTCCTTCTCCAGCATCGACTCCACAAGATTTAGGATTCATAGGATCGACTACAACTTTTACTCCAAGTGAAAAATATGGATCAACAGGAACAAAAATTGTTAAAGGACCAACAGGCGACGGCCCAGGTCCAGACTATGTAATGTCTACAACACCAGAACCAACTTTATTAGAAAAGGCAATCTCGACTGGTAGAGATATAATTAACAATCCGATTACAAGAAATTTAGGATTAGGTGCACTCACCATGATCAACCCAGCATTAGGTGGTAAGATTAGACAAGGAATGATGGTTAAAGGAATGTTAGATCTTGCGGGTGATATATCTTTAGAAGATTTAACATTAGGTGGAGGAGATGTAACCGGTCAAACAACAGCGTTGTATAAAGATGGTGGTCTTGCATCGATGTTTGTGGAGAAAAGATAATGGCTATCAGAGATGAGTTAAAACTTTTCGTAGAAGAGTTTAAAAAAACTAATGGAAGAATTCCAACTCAAAATGAAATTGTAAAAGGCACAGGTCGTGCTGCTGCAACAATTAAATCTTATTTAGCGGAAGGTATAGATTATGCAAAACCTCTAACTAAATTAGAAGCTGCTAGACTTGGTGGTAAAAAACCTACAGGTATTACAGAAATTAGTGATGATCTTGTTAAACAATTTAAAGATTTAAAATTTACACACATATCTCCATCAGTAGAAACTACAAAAGCTGGGAGTAAAAGTTTTAGAGTTAGATTCACTGGACCCATTGCAAATGATTTTAAAGATATTGCAGTGCCTGCAACAGAAGAAAATTTACAAAAAATCACTAATCAAATTGAGGATATTACAACAGGTAATCTTTATAAAAATAAAGCTAAACAATTTAAAACACCAGAACAGTTTAGAAAGTTAAAAAGATTAAAAGATGCAATGTATAGAAAAAAAGATCCTTATGGAGTTTATGAACAATTAAGAAAATATAAATCAAAAGTATTTCCAGGAAGTGCTTCCATGGATATACAAATACAACACGGTCAACCAAAGTTTAGCACACAAACTTTAAGTAGATTTGGATTTATTCCAAAAGAAGTAAATATATCTCCAGAAGTGGAAAAGGTTGAAAGAATAAGAAATGAAAAATTATCTACAATTACAAAAAAATTAAAAAATGCCACTGTTTCAATAGGAGATAAAGAAAAACTTATAAATGAATTTAATGATACAATGAGAGGATTAAGGGGTCAATTAAAAGGAACACCAGCACAAGGTTTAGTTAATTTTGAATTATTAGATATAGATCAAGATGGAAACGTAACAAAATTAAAAGATACAGGTTTTGATCCTAAAAGAGGATTAGTTGCATCGGATGAAGATCTTTCTAAAATAACAAAAGAAAGAGCAGATGAATTAATTAAATTAGGAAAAGAAAAAATAAATGCAGAAGCAGTTAAATTAAAATTAATTTCAGCAGATCAACTTCCAATTCCAGAAAAATCTAAAACAATGGAAATGTTTAAAACAGCATTTAAAAAAGCACCAAAAGGTAAAGTCGGCGTTGCTGCTGCACTTACAGCAGGACTTACTGGTAAAACAATGGCAGATGAAGAACCAATCAAATACAACGATGAGATTGGTGCATTTGTTGATCCAGTAAATGATGAAAAAGTTTCACAAGCAACATTACTTGACTGGGCGGCAAACAATCCAATGCCCACGGCTGCCGTAGCGTCAGCACCTTTACTAAGTAAGACGGTTAGAAAAGGCACAGGTAAATTATTATCTGGATTGTTATCTACACTTGGTAGTTCGACAGCAGGTTTAGGATTTGCAGGACTAACTATAAAAGAAAATTTAGATGAAGGAAAAAATATTGTAGATGCAACAGTGGATCCTTTAGTCGGTGCAGAGTTATTATTTCCAGAAGCAGCTAAAAGATTTGGTGGTAAAGGTTTACAAAACGCTTTAGGTAGAGCTCTGTCTTTGGGTAGAGTGGGTGCAATGATGACACCAGTTGGTTTAGGAATTACTGGTTTAGGAATTGGAAAAGAGTTGTATAATGTAGCACAAGAGGAACAAGATAGAATTAACGAGATGAGAGAAAATGATCCAATGGCTTATCAAGAGTATCTCGCAGAACAACAAGAACTTATGGATGTATCAGCATAATGGATAGACGAACTTTTATGAAACTGTTGGGTGGTTTAGCATCAATGCCTATCGTTGGTAGAATTGCAAAACCTCTTAAATCAGAAACTGTGCAAGAAGGTATTGCATCTGTTAGCGAAGGTGGCATGAAACTTTATGAGATGGTGGTGTCTAAAGTTTTAAAAGAAGGAACTAAAGTAAAAGAATCTGGCAGAGTAGATAGTTACAAACATCCTGACAGACCTGATATTACTGTCGATGTAAATCAAACTGATGGTAGTGCAGAAATATATTTTGATACTGACAGAGGTTCAAAAGGATATGCAGAGATTAGAAGAGACATGGAAACAGGTGGTGATGAATTAATTGAAGCTGAAGAAATATATAAAGGAACTCCTGAAGGAGATTATTATAAAGATATAGAAGAAGGAATTAGTGGTGGTATTGAGAATCTAGAAGAGTTTACTAGACTTAAAAAAGCTGGTGGTGGAGAAGTAAATTTGACAATAGTCAGAATGCCTGATATCAATGAGTCAGGTGTTGAATCATTATTTAAAACAAGGTAAAATAACAAATGGCCACAATAGATAAACCATTACCGAATACAAAAACGACTGTCGATGTTCCAGGAGAAGTGGAGATCGAAGAAGCAATCAAAGAAAAAGTAGAAGAAGTTGAAACTAAAGGCGGACCTGTCGAAATAGAAATGACAGAAGAAGGTGGTGCTGAAGTTTCTTTTGATCCTGCTGTAGCGTCTCCTGAAGGTGGAGACAATCACTTTGAAAACTTAGCAGAGTTTTTAGGCGAAGAAGTTTTAGATCCATTAGGAATAAAACTTGTAGAACAATATAACGAATACAAAGAATCACGTGGTGATTGGGAACAATCATACAGAGACGGTTTAGAACTTTTAGGTTTTAAATACGAAAGAAGAACAGAACCTTTCAGAGGTGCATCAGGTGTTAATCACCCTGTACTTGCTGAAGCGGTCACACAGTTTCAAGCGCAAGCTTACAAAGAATTGCTACCTTCTGACGGACCAGTACGAACTCAAATTTTGGGTAACGTAGATGTGCCAAAAGAAGAACAAGCAAAACGGGTAAAAGATTTCATGAACTATCAGATCATGGATCAAATGAAGGAATACGAGCCAGAGTTTGATCAAATGCTTTTTTACCTCCCTCTTTCCGGATCTACCTTTAAGAAAGTCTACTATGACGATCTTTTAGGTAGGGCGGTATCAAAATTTGTACCGGCTGAAGATTTAGTCGTACCGTATTCTGCAAACTCTTTAGATGATGCAGAAGCAGTTGTGCATGTAATTAAAATTTCTGAAAACGAATTAAGAAAACAACAAGTGTCTGGTTTCTATAGAGATATAGAATTAGGACAACCTCCTGTTACAGAAAATCAATTAGAAGATAAAAAATTAGAGCTAGAAGGAATTTCTAAAGATGGCCAAGAAGATCAATACACTTTGTATGAGATACATACTAATTTAGATTTAGATGGTTACGAAGATATGGGTGAAGATCAAGAACCAACTGGAATTAAATTACCATATGTAATTACAGTCGCAGAGTCTAATAATAAAATATTATCTATCAGAAGAAACTACAAAGCAGAAGATCCGCTGAAGAAAAAAATAAATTACTTTGTGCAATTTAAATTTTTACCCGGAACAGGTTTTTATGGTTTTGGTCTGATTCACATGATTGGTGGATTAACAAGAACAGCTACCGCAGCATTAAGACAATTACTTGATGCAGGTACTTTAGCTAATTTACCAGCTGGATTTAAATCACGAGGCATAAGAGTTAGAGATGATGCACAACCTTTACAACCTGGTGAGTTCAGAGACGTAGATGCTCCTGGTGGAAACATCAGAGATCAGTTTATGACTTTACCTTTCAAAGGTCCTGATGCAACGTTATTACAATTGATGGGTATCGTAGTTAATGCAGGTCAAAGATTTGCAAGTATTGCAGACTCACAAGTTGGAGATATGAATCAAGCAGCTGCAGTTGGTACAACTGTTGCATTATTAGAGCGTGGTTCACGTGTAATGTCCGCAATCCACAAAAGATTGTATGTTGGACTTAAACAAGAATTTAAATTATTAGCAGAAGTATTTAAAACATACTTACCACCAGTATATCCATACGATGTACCTGGTGCATCTAGAGAAATTAAAGTTCAAGACTTTGATGACAGAGTAGATATTCTACCTGTTGCTGATCCAAATATCTTTTCACAAACGCAAAGAATTAGTTTAGCACAAAGTCAATTACAACTAGCGCAGTCAAATCCTCAAATACATAATCTGTATCAAGCATATAGATCAATGTACGACGCGTTGGGTGTAAAAAATGTTAATGCAATCTTACCTCCACCGGCACAACCAATGCCGATGGACCCTGCATTAGAACATATTATGGCTATGTCAGGAAAATCTATTCAAGCTTTTCCTGGCCAAGACCATAAAGCACACATTGATGCGCATTTACACTTCATGGGATTAAATATGGTGCAAAATAATCCACCAGTTTTAGCAATTTTACAAAAAAATATACTTGAACACATTAGTTTGATGGCACAAGAACAAGTTCAGTTAGAATTTGTAGAAGAATTACAAGAGATACAAGCAATTCAACAACAAATGCAAGCAGCTGGAGCTCAAAATCCTGCTATGATGGGTGCAATGACACAAAATCCGATGATGATGCAACAACAAAGACGTCTTGTTGAGATTACAAATGCAATTGAAGCAAGAAAAGCGATCTTAATTGCAGAAATGACTAAAGATTATGTTGCAGAAGAAGAAAAAATTAGCGGTGAGTTTGGTGGTGACCCACTTGTTAAGTTAAAAGCTAGAGAAATTGACTTGAAAGCAAGAGATAACGCAAGAAAAGAGCAAGAAGGTCAAGAAAGATTAGATCTAGACACAATGAGAGCGTTAATGAATCAAGAAAACCAAGAAGCGAAGCTTCAACAGAACGAAGAACTTGCTGGTTTACGTGCTGGCGTGTCATTAGCTAAACAACAAATGGCCGATGCAAGTAAGATTCATGATTTCGGTAGAAATTTTAAAAAAAACTAGGTATAAACTCAATCAAGGAGAAAACTATGGTTA